CAACAACTCTTCATAACCCATTGGATGAAAACCATATGGCTTATCATCATAGTTTACAATGTTGTGGTAGTTTTGTTTTTGATTTGTATGCCTATTATGATTTGGTTTAGGCATCTTTAGAACTTGTGTGTTCATGTTTTTTTCCTTTTAAGTATTGAATATCTAATAAGTTGGACAATCCAAAGTATTTTAATATTCGTTTAATTAAAGTATACTATAGCAGATTTTAAAAATAAGTCAATAGAAAAAATAAAGAAAAAATAAATTTATTTTCCAACTTGTTCAGTGAGCAAATTCAGTTGTAAAACAATAGCCATTGCATATCCTACAGCATGACTCTTCTTAAAGAAATATGTACCGTCTGTGGGTTTTTTCCAAACATTGTCATCTATTTCATTCCAATTCTGTTTGGCTAGATGTCGCTTTGCTGGTCTTATAATTGCCAACACGGCCGCAAGTTGTTCTACTGATTTTGGCTTTAGTGTGTTTACAATATCAAAATGATTATGTATATGAAATAGTTGTTCTACTATCTCTTTGTGTTCTAACAAACTCCAATCTGGTTCTTTAGTTACTAGTTCTACAAGATGTGTTTCATCTTTTACACTTTCATACACACCAACATTCAATATATCTAATTTAAAATATCCCCTATCTTCTGCTTCTTTATAATCAATATTAGATGCTTCTATAAAAGGATTAACTGGCACATCTGTAACATATACTCCAGTGTTGTGTTTTTTAGATTCTTTTTCGTTAATGATACTTGCTGGTATATGTTTTATGAGATTAAGAATATCGTCTCTATTCTTAGTATCAATATCAATATCTGTTTTAGCTATATTGTTCATCTAATCTCTTTTTAATTTCTTTTATTGCTTCTTCATTTTCAGAAATATATTGTTCCATTCTGTTTTTCGCGGCTCCACCATATGTTTCCAATTGATGTATTCTTGCTTTAACATTTTCAACTTCAGATATTAAACCACTTATAGTATCTAAATTGTGTTTAAATAATTCTTTTTCAGTCAACTGCAATTGCATATCTAAATCTCTCCATTGTTTTTTAAGCGATTTGTTTGTGCTTTGTTGTATTGTCATTGCTTTTGCAATTGTTTTAACTAAATCTTCATTCATTACAGTTCTGCTTTCTTTGTTAAGTCTAACACAAACCTTACGTCTTCTGGGCTATTGCTAAAACGTTGTCCCCAATCATTTGGATTAATATAATCATTGATCATGATCATCTGTTCTTCGTTCAAAGATTCAAGCCACTGTAATCCGCTTTGACTGTTATATAATATCCATGGAGATATTTTACCTGCTCTAATCATTTGTATAGCACGTGGTTGTGATACTTGACTAAAGAAACTGTTCCATGGTTTGTTTGTATCTTGACTCCATTTCTGAAGTTCTAATACTGTTCTTTCAACTGCTCTATCAACACTTTCTCTAAAGTTAAACTCTTTGATATATGCTTCATAAACTTCATCACTGCTCCATTTATCAATACGTGTTCTTTGTTTTAAAAGCCATTCAATATAACTTTCAACATTGGCAATATAAACTCCCATTATGTAATTTGCAAATTTAACGAAAGCAAGATAGTATTTGCTAGTCATAAAGTCATCATATGTTTTTTCACTTTTCATATTAGTTGCTGTAACTCTCCAAAAGTGTTGAAAACATCTAAAAGCCAATTGTACATTTTTTTCATTTCTATTATTCCATCTTCTTTTTGGTTCACAAAGATGGCTTAACAGTGTTCTTTCACTGCCAAATGTTTTTTTACAAAATTTACATTCATAGCTCATTTTATTAACGTCTTAATGTCTTTATCATCCATTCCATAATCTTTTGCTAACTGCTTTATTTCTTTTTTATCTAGTATTGAGTTTAATAATTCTATTTCATCATTTTTATAGTTTGGATAACATTCATGTAAGAAGTCAAGTATCTTAGTTCTTTTTCTTTTTCCTTTTGGTGCTTTTAACCATGGGTGAAATTGTTTTTTGCCTGACCCAGACAAGCATAACAGTTTCCAAAATAGCAAACTATCATCACCATGCTTTTGTACTGTGCTAAAATGTTTGTTGCAAAACTCATTAACATTTTCAATATGATTTTCTTGTGATGTTTTATTTGACTTCACGTTTGAAGTAAATCTCATACTCACATAAGGTGAAAATGCTTTTTTAAGTTCACTATCTAAATTACTATAAAAATCATTGTTACCAACATCTATTGCTGTTAACATTTGATTTAAATTTATAGTAGGTTTCGTCATAGAATGTTTCCTGTTTCAAGTACATCTGGTATTTGGTTTATATCTTTTGCAAAGAACAAGCATTGTGGTTGTTTCTTTTCTTCAACGGGTACTGCTAGTAAATGTCCATGTTTTAACTTTGGCATATACCATCTAACATCTTGGAATACATTTACTATTTTAATTTCGTGACTATCAACTATCTTTGATGTCAAAGGATTGATAACCAATGCTTCAAAACCTCTATCATTTAGACTTGTTAATGGTACCATTTCGCATTGTCCTAATTCTCTTTCAATGACCAAAATGCTATAATCAATCGGCATCTGTACAGAATATGGGCCTACTTCCATAATCATACTCGGAGCATTAAACGTCTCCATAAAAATTAATGGAATAAAAAAGAAGTCAATGTTTTTAGTATTAGTTGTATCTAACACACAATACTGAATGTCATCACCTTGCTCTGGTACTCTATTTAGATTATAATAGTTGTTGTCTGTTGTTAATATTTTCATAATTTATAAATTTACCTTGTTAATAGTATACGGGTAATTTGCCTCTTTGTAAAACTTTTTTCTTGTTGTAAGATGTCTTTTTGAAAACTTACAAGCCGAGGTTATATCCCATATTTGCACATGATCTTTGTCTTTCGCTTTTCTAATTCCTCTACCAATACTTTGTATTACTCTTACAAAAGACTTGCCAGGTTCCATTAGAACTAAATTAAATATTCTGGGTAGGTTAATACCTACTGCCGCAACTCCGTATGTTGCAATTAAAACTTTAAACTGTTCTGTAGCTACTTCGTCATACTCTTCTTGTCTATCTTCCATTTTAGTTTTTCCTTGAATAAAAACTGAACCTGGAATCAAATCTGCTAATAGCTCGCCTGACTTAATTCTATCAACTAATATTAACGTGTTACCTCCACTTCTAATTTCTTCTACAAGATTACTTAAAAATTTTAATCTATCTATGTTAGTAGTCAAATAGGCTAACTCTTCTTGATAGCCTCTAAATGTTTGTACATCTTGTGTTTGTATAACATTAACATGACAATTTGCTAACACACCTTTTTCTTGCAGTTCACTGGCACTTAATTTGCTTATAACTGCACCTAAACTTGCTATAAGACTTGCTTGTTCATATTCTTCTTTTGGTATTGTTCCAGTCAGTCCCCATCTAATTGGCACACCTGCAAATGGTCCAGTTAATAACTGTTTTAGTACATCTGCTTTAGCCATGTGTACTTCGTCTACCATAACACATACTACATCTTTTAAAAACTCTTCTATAGGAAAGTCAGCTTCATCTTTTTTAGTTTTTTTGTTTAAGTTGTTTAAACTTTGCCAAGTGCAAATAGTATGCTGACGACCTAATTCTTTTCTTTCACCATAATATACACCAACATCTAAACCAACATTGATGTAATCTTGTTCCGTTTGTGTTACTAATGATTTGTTTGGCACAACAATAATTGTTCTTCCATATTGTTCGCACAGCTTACTTAAACTGGCAGTAATGATTGTTTTACCTGCTCCAGTGGCAATCTCTTGCAAACACTGTGGATTGTTTATAAAATCATTTATGACTTGTACTTGGTAATCTCTTAATTCTATTTTTTGTCCTTCATGTGTATGACTTTTAGGCCATACAATATCGCTGAGATAATTTTTATCAATTTTATCAAATACAAAATTGTATTCTTTACGATTATCTTGAATATCTATTTCATAACCTTGCTGTTCAATCAAAGGTAGTATTTTATCAATTAAATTTAAATATGTTCTTCCGCCAATGTCACAAAATCTAATGAATCCATCCCACCTTCCAAGTTTATATGCTGGTAGATGATAAGCATAAGGTACGAAATACTTTAGTTTGTCAGATATTTTTCTTCGTGTGCTGACGTCTAAGCCTTCAAACTTTACGTTTACTTCATCTCTTATTTGTAATATTGCTTTTTGCATTCTATTCTTTTATTTCCGTTAAAATTTTAGTTCCTAAGAAAAAACTAGGACAACCATCATCAGTGCAGTTGTTTTCTATATGTGTTTCTAAATATACAAATACAGAAAATACAACTATTACTAGTAGCCCAGCGATTATTATCACATTTCTTTTATTCATAACATTATTGTAACACAGAAACTATTTTTTTGCAAATAGTTCTGCATCATCAAGACCTGCTACACGTAATTTGACTATGTTATTGATCTGGAATTGCTTGGCATCAATGGCTTTCATTAGTCCAAGAAACTTATTTCTTAGTAATGCAAACTCATTTACAATGTTGGTCATACTGACTACTTCATCTTCTGCATCAATATAATTTTTCACATCGTTGGATGTCAAAGCTCTTTGATAGGTTTCTAAGAACTTTTTATAATGGATACTTCTAATTTTGCGTAATTGTATATTTAGAAATTCTAGAATAGCTTCAATTTCTTGTAATTGGTTGAATCTATGCTCAACTATGCCGGGTACCTTAGAAGCATTCTTTTCAATGTTTCCGGTTAACCCACATTCTACTCTAGCTTGATCTAATTCACCTTCGTAGAAAGTAATACATTCAGCAATCTTACCAAGATCAGATGTTACTTGCCCGTACCAGCCTTGTGGCATCTACCACTCCTCTGATTCATCATCATCGACATCTTCATTTTCGTCATGATAATATTCATTTAGTGCCGCTTCTAAAAGACCGTCAGCATCTTTGATCTCTTGAATTTGTTGATCATCAATACTATATTCGTCAATTAGTGACACATATGATCTTGCCGCATCTGGTTTATCTTTTGCTGGAATAAACTCTATCAACTTTTGCCAAGCTTCAAGTAGCATCTCCGCCTCCATTTGCATCGTCATTGCTTGTTGCTCCTTCGGTTTTATTTATAGTTTGTTTTTCAGAAGGTTCTTGAAATTCAGCCATAATCAAATCTAGATTTTCTCCAGTCCATTGTTTACGATAATGCAAATGTTCTTTGCCCATTCTGTCAACATACTTTAGTCTGTTTCCTTGTTTGACTAATATGCCTTTTTTCTCAAACAAATCAACAAGACCACTATATGGATCCATTCCTGATTCGTATGGAATTTTAACTTGAACAGCTTCAAATGGTTTATTAAATCTGGTTTTCATGACTTTACAACTTGCTCTAATACCACGAACATCAGATATTTTATTACCATCTTCATCTTCTTTTAATTTTAGTTTTTTCATTGCAATAACAATACTACTTGCATATACAAAACCCTGTCCGCCTGATACTTTATCATCTGGATCAAACATATCTTGTGATGCATAAGTGTGATTGGTTGCTAATAAACCAATATTCAAACTACCAATTAAATTAACAGTATTTCTAATTAATGCTGTAAGTGATTTTGCTTTTCTACCTAAATCACCTTTCATATCACCTTTTTCAAATTGATCTCTGTCTGTTGGTGTTAACAACATACCTAAAGAATCAATTATAAAAAGTACTTTTGGTCTTTCTTCTTGTGGTTTATCTTGATAATCTTTTTTGTAATTAGTAATAAAATCACTAATAATTTTTGCAACATCATCAACCATTGCTACATTAATTCTTAGTAACTTGTCATCAGAAGTATCTACTCCTAAATCTTGTAACCAAGTTTCATGCAATGCATTTTCTGAGTCAAGTGCTACACAAAAGATTCCTTGTTTTTGTGCATTTCTAATAATATTACCAGATGCTATCAAACTTTTACCTGAGCCTGATTCACCTGCTAACATAGTTACCCTACCTAACGGAATTCCTCTTTCAAAGTCTCCACTGATAAGATGATTTAAAGTATAATTTCCTGTAGAAATCCATGTATCTGGATCAGAATCAAATCCTACAGAAATACCTTGTATGCTTTTTGTTAAGCTATTTCTAAATTTACTTACATCGAACGGTCGTACCATTTTAATTCTCCTTGAGTAAGATGATGGTGCAAATAATATGCACCATCATACATTAACTTACTATTTGTTTGCTTGTCTACTTCTGATCATTGACAAAATATCGTCAGCGGATACTTTGCTTCCTGTAGCTGAAGTTGATTCAGTAGCAGTTGCCGTTACTGTCTCGGCTACTTCTACTTTTGCAGGTTCAGGAGTATTTTCTACTACTGGTGCTTGAGCTTCTACTACCGGTGTAGCTGTTACTGGCGCCTGTGCTACTGGTGTAGCTGTCGCAGTTTCAGTTACTGGTGCAGTTGCAGTCGCTGATGCTGTTGCTGGTGCACTGTTTGTAGAACCCGAAGTCTGTAATCCAGCTGGTTTATAGTATTGACCAAACCTATCTGGATCATATAGTTCTCCATCAACTGATGCTTTAAACATCTCTTGAATAATTTTTTGTTCTTCTTGAGATGGTTTCTTAGGCATATAGTCACTTAAATTATGTAAACCATATTGATCAATTGCTCCTCTTTCTGATTCACTAATTGATCTTGCTTTGAAACTCCAAGTTGATGTTGAATAGTCAGCATATCCACCTTTTTGAGTTTTCGTTAATTTGAAATCTCTTCCTGATTCTAAATCAGTTGGTAGATCTTCCATATCTGGATTCATCAATGCTGATCTGATAATATTAAAGATAGAAGGATTAATTACAAATCTTCTAATTGGATTTTCAGGAACAGTATCTTCATCTAATGTTGAATTAACTACAAAACCATTAAAAATATAAGAACGTTTCTTCCAATATTTTCTTCCCATATCTTCTAATGATTTATCTTTAAACCAAGTTCTTACTTCCGCTAGTACTTGACATGGTTCATTCCACATTTCCATACACGGTACTTGTACAATAGTTGGTTTAGTATCAGCTTGACCTTTAACACCTGGAAAAGGTAATTTGATCATTGCTCTTTCTACCCAGAAAAAAGTATTACTTTTATCTGCATCTGGTAAAAATCTAATTGTTGAAGTTGTTCCTTCCGGAATATTCCAGAACGGATAAATTGCGTTATCCGATACTGAACCTCTTGACGAGGATTTGTTTTCTTGTTCCGCCAGTTTCGCACGGATTTCTGCTAGTGTTGCCATAATTTGAGCCTCCTTGTGCCTATATGTGCCTTTATTAGCCTATGTTGTTGCCTGTTAATGTTTAATATTTTTAACATTAAACACTAGTATATTTAGTATTTAGATAAAAGTCAAGTGTTTTTTTTGGATTTTTTTATATGCCTGATAACTCTTTTAATCTAGCGATAAATTCGTTATCTTCTTCAACAGCTTCTTCTTTGCCCATTGCTTTTTTAATGGCTTTATCTCTAGAAGCCATATAATCATCTGAATCTATATCACCATCTTTATCGTGATCAGTTCCTTTTGATTCTGGCATATCAGGTTCAAAACTATCTCTTTCAATACCAGCTTGTACTTTGTCAAGACCATGCTTTTTAACACTTTCAATATAATCATTGATTATGTCATTAGCCCAATTTTCGTCAGCGTCTTTTGGACTTGGGTAAAGCATATCTGTTAATCCTTGTATTGCTTCTTGTTCACTGCCTGAGTTTTCAATTGTTTCTTTAGCTTCTGTGTCAGCTAAATCCCAAGCATTACCACCTTCAGTAATACTTTCTTTAAGACCCATTTTTTTAGCCGCATCTTCTAGTTCTGCTTTTCTACGCATAACTTCTGCTTTTAATTTATCATCCATTGGTCTCATTTGAATATCTTGTAATGCTTTTCTTTTAGCCATGTAATCTTCTCTGTCTTTAATCATTGAGTCATGACTTGATTCAACTACTACATCAACTACTACATCAGTTCCTGTTAATCTGTTTAATGCTTCTTCTAACTGATTAAACTCTGGTAGTTCTGAATTTGTTGCTTCTGCTTTTGCAACTGGTTTTGGTTCTTGAATTTTTTTAAGTATCGCATTGATTACTTTTATGTCTGTATTTCTTTCAGCTGGTGAAGACCAACCTTCTGGATCATTGCCTGAAAACTTATCACTCATTCTTGCAAGGTAAACTGAAATCTCATCGTCATGTGCTCTAGCGGCCAAGTCACTTAATCTAAATGCAATTTTGGCATCTTTATCTCTGAACTGTGTAACTTTCTCTGGATCAAATTCTGATTGAGAAGCACTTCTTTGATGCATCATTACTGGTGCTGTTAATTTTTGTGATACAACATCTCTTAGATTTGCTGTAGTGTTCATTTTATCTTGATCTTTTTCCATGTCGTTGTCCATTTCTTCTGTAACCTTATTACTATTTAACCGATAAGTGTAATTTTTGGGCTTTATTTCCCTGCCAAATTCCCTTAAATCAAAGTCTAAAAGGTTATCTTTTGCTAAATTTCTTAATGATTTAAGTAAATCAGATAAAACTGCTATGTTTTCTGGGCCTTTATGCACTTTTAACTCTTGATTTTGCTCGTCTAAATTGATCATCAAGTTTGGGTCTGCTACATAAAAAAATCTTGATTGTTGAGGATTTGATAGTTCTTTTCCATCTTGTGCATCAAACATCTGAATGTTTAATCCAGATCCTTTGAGTACTTTGAATACTTTTTCTGCAACTGATGAGTAATTTACTGCCATGCTATTATTTACCATTGATTATATAATCATTGGCATTGGTGTCATATTGTCCTGATCAGGATCACCTTCTTCTCCTAAACTTTGCTCAAATACAGGATCATATTTGGCCAGGTATGCTACTAGTCTACAACAAAGTAATGTTGCTGATACTAGGTCATCGTTCTCACCTATTTTAGCAGAGAAAGAATTACCTCTGGCTACAAACAACTTTAATTCTCTAATTAAATTTCTACTATTAAGTGTCATCTTACCTGTTTCAACATAATGTTTTAGTTTACTACAAGCTGTTATTTTTGCTTTGTGTGTTGTGTTATAACCTTTACGTTTGTGAACATCTCTTCTTTGTTGTCCTGCACGTCTTGGTTCATGTAAAAAGAATCCAGGAAATCTAGCTTCATCCATTTCTTCAATGGCTACAATGGCTCCTTCACCCAATGCATTGTTCTCAACTGTCCAATATATTTCAGGTGACTGTGATCCTTGTTCTTTTAAATTGCTATCTAACTCTTTTAATATACCTAACAACGCCCTGACCTGGCCTTGTATAGAAGTTTTATTATGTTGCCATTCGGCAACTTGTTTTAATTCAGGCACACTATAAACTTGTATTGCCGCAAAGTCTCCGCCTGTACCTAAACTTGGATCAAGTGCCGCCACGTATGTTTGACCTTTTTTAGGTCTTTCATACCAACGTACTTGTCCTGTCTTATATAAAGGATCTTTACCTGCTAATGAAACTAATTTTAATCCGTCAATTAATGTTTCATCAAACGCAATGAACTCACAATCATGTTCACGTCTAAATCTTTCTTCACCAATTCTTGCTCTTTCATCTTTTGCCCATTGTTCATCTCTATCTGGATGTTCGCTCCAATGAACACCAATTGCTTTGAAACCATTTATACCAGTACCATCTCTAGTTGGCTGACCAAACTCGTCAACACGTTTGTTTGCACCTCTCCACAGTCCTGCAAAAACATCATCATCGTTATTTGGTGTTGATGTAATAATACATTTACCACCTGTTGATAATGTAGGAGATAAGGAAGTCCAAAACTCATTAGCTTTTTGTTGTGGTTCAACAAAAGCAAACTCATCCATGTATACTAGTGATATAGACATACCTCTACCAGTTGTTTCTGTAGTTGTTTGTGCTATGATTCTCGAACCGTTGTCAAAATCCATCGATCCTTTATTATAACTTGTTACACCACATCTAATATAATCAGGTGTTTCTTCATATGCAAATCTCACACGTTGCATGATGTCTTGTGCACCTTGATATTTGTGTGCCGCAATTAATATTAAGACATCAGGATGAAACATTGCATACCATAATAGATATCCTGCCGCACAGGTTGTCTTACCTGTCTGCCTCGCACACATGGCGATTGCAAATCTATTACTATTGTAGGTATCTAATAAACTCTTTTGAAAATCATAAGGTTCAAACTTTAATCTACCTCTAGTTGGATGTTGAATCCACATAAAGTTTTCCATAAAATAAAGATATCCGTGTTGCTTATCGGCACATTTCTTTAAATCAAGTATCTTCTTATCATCATATGTAGACTTAGAATAAGCCCTTTTAGTCAGATTACCTTCTAAACTTTTTCTTACCATAACTGTATTTATATACGTATTTAATGAAGTTTAAATATTTCGTCAACTGGATTGAATTCTACTTGCTTATATTTTCCAGAATGTGCAAGAAGTACTTCTTCAATAACTGCATCAACGTTGTTGTGCCAGTGATTTAAAAACTTATGAGCTTTTTTAAACTCAGGTGGTATGTCATTAAACTGCCACATAAAAAGTTGTAGGATGTTGTTATAATCTGGCATCCAATAATATATTTTAAGTGTTGTTACTCTTTCTGGAAACAGTATCATAAAAATATTTAAACTTTTAGTAAAAAATTTATATGATGTGTTAAGTTATCTTTGAAGATGTTGGGTAGGTTGTCTTATAGCACAAGTGGCTTGCCATTTATCATTTTTGCATTTTTTTGCACACAACTGAAACGGTGTATTTTTATTAATTGCTGATGTTTCCCAACTGCCTGTTAAATCTACCCATGCTTGAGAACTAAAAATTTCTTGTAGACTTCTTGTAGCTAAATCATTAAATCCATCTTTGTAATATTTTATCAACGCTGTATCCATTTCTCGTAAGTCATCATACTTGTCGTATTTGGCCGAATGCCAACAACAAGGCCAAACTTTTCCTTTTGCATTTAAATACATTCTTTTTGTTTTTAAATTTTTACAGCTTATCATTTTTTCTTCTTTGTAATAATCAACTTCATTAAGTTTTTGTTCAACAATTTTTTCAATATCTGATTTAAGTCCAACTGTTCTTTGATCATCGCTTAATTTATCATAAAATTCTTTTTCTTTTTGTTGCTCTGCATATCTTGTAGAATGTGTTGTTATAAATTTTCTAAATCCTAAACTTTTTGCAAGTGCTTTTGCTTCTTCTATTTGATGTTCGTTGTGTTCAAACGTTAACCATTTCCAGTGAGCAGTACCACCAGCATCAATATAAGATTTAATGTTGTCTGTCAACTTATTCCAATTAACTTTCTTTCTATAAATTTCGTTAGTATCTTCTAGTCCATCAATTGAAAATGTTATTATGTTACTGTTGGTGTCATTTTTTTTGTTAGCTTGATATCCAACTTCTCCCATCTGCTTCCAAAATTCTTTTGATCGTAATCCGCCATTAGTTTCTATTTCGCAAGACTTGAAACTATTAACAGCTATTTGCCACATTGATAATATGTCTGGATTCATTATTGCATCACCTAAGTTTCCAACAAACCAGCATTCCATATTGTGTGCATGATTTCCAAGATCAGATACAGCTTTTTTAAATACGTCTAACGTTAGATGTGTTTGTGTAAATCCAGTGTCGCGAATACTAGTTCCAGGTAAGTGTCTAGCACAGTAAGGACAACCTGCATTGCAATATGAAGAACCTTCAATTTCTAGTATTTTTATATCTGTTGGCTTTAGTAAATTATACATAGTTGTATTTAAACCGTATGTGCTAACTTAAAAAGTTACTTGTATGCGTTTTTAGGTGTGTATTAGAAACTTGTAGTTAGTAAATGTATTAGTAAAATTTTTATTACGTCTGCGGTCAATTTCTTGGATAAATTTAAGACAGTCTACTCTGTTCACTGTGAAGTCTTTGTTATTAACTTCGTTGTTAACAAAATAGTTCCTTAACCGTTGTATATAATTCAGCTCGTTATTTTCTGTAAGTGGATGTTCAGACACATATTCAACTAGCTCATCGAACTTTTCTATCCAATATTTGGTTTTGGGCAAGTTCAATACATTTAAAAACTTAGGACTGTTTAATATGCTGACCCCGTACGTAACCGCCTTATAATCCTGTTTTAAGCGGTATATATCCGTCATTAACAGTTTCATACTATCAATGCTCAGAACATTTGCTGTCACCATTATATGCAAGGATATACCGCGTTTAAGCACCTTTTTACAGTTGTTTAACCATGTTTCGTATTCCATACCTTCTCTGATATACTCTGCTTGTTCTCCATGTGCATCACAGCTGGTAAAAATTTTTGCATCTTTTATAAGTTGCTCTTCTTTTAATTTGGATATGTCATTCAGATAACTGTTTAGTTTCCAAAAAGGTATTTGTAGATTACTGTTGATGTGCAAGTCCAATTGTTCACACCCTCCTGTTTTGATGTCACTTATCAGCTTGGCTGTGTCCTTGCTTAAAAAAGGTTCACCACCGGTCACACGTAAAACATGAAGTTTATCTTTGATAGTGGGCCACCACTTCCACCATGCTTCTATGTATGGGTTGTGTTCTCTTTTCAAATACGGTGTTCTACTTGTTTCCATGATCCAGTCTAAATTGTTAAACTGATCGCTGGTAGGATATCCACCATGTTGATTTATTTCACTCCACCATTCACTACTAAACACAGGACTACAATAAATGCATTTCATATTACACACATTTGAAAAACTGACTTCAACGTGTGTTGGTACTGTGTTGTAGTTCCAATCTTGTTTAGCTATTGTCTGTATATTTTTTCTAGCCCACGAGCTACTGCTTTTTTTAATCCTGTCACTGAAGTGAGCACCTTCGGTATCTTCTACTTTCCAACAGTAACTACATTCTTCAGGACGTTTGCCTTCTAACATTAATTTACGTTGTTGTTTCTTGTACTCAGTATTATGCAATGCTGAAGGATCTTTTTCTATTTCCTCCAAAGGTATTTTATGAGTTTGTGGATGGTGACAACTATGAGTATGACCATTTTGTAAATGTAAAGTTACCTGTTGCCATTTGGCCGCACAAAAACTTGGCGATATTTCGTCTAACTCATTTTTAATGTGTGAAATATTTTTCACGATAGAATCTTTTAATTATCCAGTTACTGAACGTTCAAAATCATCAAAGGCATTAGGTAAGTCTGCCAATCCTCTCAGTTTTCTCTCTGTACTGATTGTGTTTAAAATGTCAAGGCTTAAATCTCTAATCTTCATAAACTTCTCAGCATCTTCTGGTGTATTAATCATGTCTTCTAACCCTGCGAAAGGTTCACCTGATGGTAATCTGCCTAATACTTTTTTAATTAGGCCAACATCTTGTTTGCCTGTTCTTATAGGACCTATTCCTGATTTAGTTTGTCTGATACTTCTAGCAACATCATCAACGTCACCTACTGTGATAATTTTGCCTTTGTTTCTTTGTCCTGTGCCAATTGAAAAAATTTGTCCAATTGCTTTTTGGAACATAGGATCATTTTTAGCTATACCTCTTTTCTTTATGAGGTCATTATAGTCTCTGGAAATAACGTTTGTTATTGCGTCTTGTGATCTAGATCTTGCCTGCTTTTTTTCTTCATCGCCAATGGCGTTTGATGTAGGAGTCGGTGCAGGTGTATTCGCCGCACTGCCTGTTGGCTGGGTAAATGGAGCTTCGCTTATTTCAGTCTTTTTTTTTGATCTGATGACTCAGCTATAAACTCTTGGTATTCTACCATCAGCTTATCAAAGCGTTCTTCCATCTCTTTGACTTTTTCTTTGGTTAGCTCATCTTCATTTGCTAAACCATTGTCACCATGTTTTGCTGGAACGTATTTAAATTTCTTTGATTTTTTAACTGAAGTAGTAAAGTCATCTTGTTTAAAATGACCTGGACCAGTTTTTACATATTGCTCGTTGTCTTCCATAATTGATACCTCTGCATCTATTTCATCTCTTTGTAGAGCTGTTTCAACTTCGCCTGCTGTAGCTGTTGTACTAACTTCTACACCAGAACTATTAAATTCGTTTTGATCAACTGTTGCTTCAATGCCTGCCTGTTTAAGAGCAAACTCAATTGATGGTGCAATTGATCTATCTTCGTCTAAATCAAAGTCTCCAAGATCGTTCACGTGTACTGAATACTTCTGAACTTTAGGCTCCATTATCTGTTGTCCTTTGTTAAAGGAGATGCTGATGCTTCGCTTTCTTTAGGCTGACTATTGTCAGCTGGTGCATCTGCTTTCTTTTGACTTAATGGTCCTTCAACTGTAACCTCAGCTCTATCTGGATCTTTCTCTTTATTATCTTGTAAAGTCTTTAAAAAATTCTCTTTGTGCTTTTCACCAAAGTGTTCGCCTTCAACTTTACCTTCTTCGTCAGTATATTCTTGGCCTATCTTTGGTTCATAGTCTTCTGCGTTAGCTGTGTTTCTTTTAATCTCAGCTTCGTTTTCTGCTTCTAACGGATCGTTCTCACCTTTGACTACAACGTAATCATATGGTATACCCGTTTTATCAGATAAATTTCTTCTAAACGTTTCAAAACTCATTGGCATTCTTATAACAGCGTCAATTATAAACACTTCTGCATTTCTAATTTTAGTTCCAAAATCTAATGGATGCTCTTGCATAATAGTTTTTTGTGGAGAGCCTACTGTAACTACATCATATCTTTGTAATTCAGACTCAATAGTATTCATCATATCATCTGTTACTTCAGATGCTACTTTTATTCTAACTGGAATTTCTTTGACTGCTTCCGCTAGGTATTGCTTAAACGTTTTCATACAATTATTTATCTCCTTTGTCAGTATCTTTGTCGTTTTCGTTAACTCTATCAATGATTTGATCTAATAATTTGTTGCGATCTCCTACAATATAGCCCTCTCCTTCAATGATTTCTTCGTCTTTTCCGCCTTTATTATCCCATTGATCTACCCTTTGTTTCTTAAGTTGTAGCTCAATCATACGCAATTTTTTGTCAGCTTTGGCGTTTTTAGCCTCTATGGCGTTCTTCATCATTGTTTGTGCTACTTCAAAAAACTTACCTGCGTGTCTGGCTTCTGACGCCATACCTAAATCCATAAGCTCTTTGTAGCTCTTTATAGCTTCCGTAGAATATTGGTCCATATCAGAATCATGTGATTCTAAGTCTTTAACTTGTGGTAATGCTTTGTCGATCTTTTCAGCAGTTGATAATGCTTTTTTAACTTGTTGTTCTTCAAGTTCTTTGCTAGTTTCTTTTTCTTCTGTAGCTTCTTCTATTGCTTCATATTCTGACAAAGGTGTTGACAGTGTGTTTTCTTCAATATGGTTTTCTATCTCTTCTTTTTCTTTTTCCATAGCTTCTTCCATGCTTGGTAAGTTAAATGTTTCTTCTAATTTTTTATTCATATTACTTTATAGCATATATTGAGTCTTCATTCAAGACCCTAAATCGCATTCCTTTTCTCTTTGCCCACTCGCCTGCCGCTTTCCATTTTGCTTTATTTAATATTATTCTAGCTTTATCGTACTTATTTTTAGCTCTTTCCAAAATAGTTTGGCTACTAGGTTTTATTTCAACTAACTCGGCTACTTTACGTCCTGTCTTATTTTTATATATCATTACAAAATCAGGAACGTAATATGTATAGTCTCCAGTAAATGGATTTCTATATGGTATTCTTACTGGCTCACTTTGCCAACTTAAAACAGCTGGGTGGTTATCACACATTCGCATGAAGGTTAATTCCCAACCTGATCTATATCTGGGATTCTTTTTCCCAGCATATTTTTGAGGATTCTTTGGCTCATATGTACCCGAGTGAAACTTTCTCATACAAGTATTTACTTCGTTTTATTATTGTATAATATGTCTTGCAACATTTGGTGTTGCAGTTATTGGCTGTTTATTACCAAGTTGACTTGTACTTGGTCTATAATTATTAAGCACTGCAATACCTAATTCACTAAATGAAATACTGTTTTCTTTTTCTTCTAGTAATTCATCAAATCTTAAATTAAACTTTTTTAAAGCATCTAAGGCCAATAATGTATATGCATTTGACAACTGCTCGTTCTCGACGTGTTTGTCAAAAATGCCTTTTATAATATCATACTTGCCACCATTAATACTTTGTCTAGCAACTGATGGATCAATATTTTCAAGTATGGCTGTTGATGGATCTAAAGAATTAGTAGCCAATTCATTTGTAATTGTACCAAACTGTCTTATGACTTGTTTGATTGCTCCTATACCTTCAAATAATTGTGTGCTTATTCTTTTATTGCTCATTAGGCTTTTCCACCAAAGTTAAACATACTACCAATTGACTTGGCTGTATTCCTGACTTTTCCAGCTACTTCATTTTTAACATTACCAACTCCATCAACAACTTTTTGTACATTTAAATTGTTAAGTGTTTCGTTGGCAGTTTCCAGTGCTGGTTCTTTTCCTCCTGCACCTTTGTTATATTCAGGATGTCCCGGAGGTGGTCCATCTTTTTTAGTCAAAGCCGGAGATTTTTCTGTTGAAGGTGGAGCTGGAACAAAATCTTCAAAGTCTGCTGTTTCATCCATCATGGCTTTTAAATCATATTCAGCTTCTTCAAATTCTACATTTACTTCTTCAAATAATAAGTTTTCATATGTAAATGCCATTGCTAAATTAACTGGTTGACTCGAGCTATAATCAAAGTTATCCATATCTACTCTAGACAATCTAGGATGTACTACTCTTGTCTTTGTATAAACTTTACCTGCAAGTTGATAGAAGTCTATGCTTTTTAATAATCTGTGTTTGTCTGCTTCAAACTCTCTTAAACCAAAGTTATGAGTACGTTGAAACTGTTCTTCTGTTTGATAGATACTTTGAATGTAGTTGTGGTCTTCATTAACATCTCTTGTACCTGATCCTTTTTTCTTATAAAGCCTTGCTGAATTGAATTCAAATTCATACAATAGTTTTATAAATTTTATTCCCAAGCCGTCATGTGTGTCATACATTCTTAACGTCATAGGATCAAATTCTACTTTTCTATTAATAACTCTTTTTCGATTGTACTGATTAACAATATCTTGTACTACACTAAAATTAGGTGCATCAACAGTATGACAAATAAAATGTAAATTGTCTCTAAAGTTTTTTAAGAATTGTTGTTGTGGTCTCAGAAAGCTGTCAATAACATCAGGATATAAGTTGAAAACTACTACAAACTGATGTTGTTGTCTGGGTGCTGATTGAAAGTCAGAGCCGCTTGTATAAAGTTTCGCGGCTCTGTTTGCGGGTTTTAATACTGTACTCATCGAACAAGTTTATAGACTAATAATATTATGCGTTCGTACCACCAAGACCTACTGAAAGTAGAGGGAAAATTGTATCACCCGGTGCTTGATGTATTGCGTTATCATATCTTATTGTCAAAATAACTTGTACTGGTTCTGACACTGCATAGTCACCATCTGAATAATCAACGTTCTGTAAGAAGCAACCTTCTACGTCCCATTGCTCTAATTCTGTGTTATTAGTACCATCTAATATTTCTATTTTAGTACCAAACTTGTAATTAGATCCAGCTACTGCTGAAGTTTGTTCAAAGTGGTTCATTTGTTTCTGAACTTGTTGTCCAACTAGTTTAGAAATGTTATTGTTAATATCGTCCCTTAAAGTAATGTTAATCGCTTCCCATGTATGTTTACCTTGCATATATGAAATTGAGTTGTACGAGTGAACTGGTACTTCCTCATGATTTACTTTTGGTCTCGTTACTGACATAACTTGTTGTGTTAATTGCAGTGGAGAAGCACCTAGATTCCCAAAGTTAGTGAATCTTACTCTAAATCTATATTTTAATTTAGGTTGTAAAATACCACCTCTACCTGTCGATCCGTCGATTGGTACACCAAATTTTGAAAGTGTTGCCATTGTCTACTGCTCCTTATTACTGTATTTACTCTTTAATTTGTTTCTTACCATTGTAAAAAATTTGTTAAAGGGTTATTAAAGGGATAGTTGCCTATCCCCTTAACTATTCTTTAATTAACTTGTTAAATCCTCACCTGTGTTTTTGATTCGAAGTGGAATGTATATAAATTCAATTGCTTTTACTGGTTGTATTGCAATATCAATGTACAATTCATTTCTATCAATTCTTGCACCTGTGTTATTTGTTTCATCACAAACTACTAGGAAATCAAATAGTGCTCTCTTAGTCACTAAATCTTCCATGAATCTGTTAAATGTATCTGTTACTTGATCTCTTGTTACTCTATCATTTGGTTCAAACAAGAACGGTTTCGCTAATAAGTCTAACTGATATCTCATGTGTACTATTAGTCTTGCAACATTAATTCTATCCAGAGCTGATGACACTGGTGATAATGTTTTCTGACCAAACACTGTTAAACCTCTATTTGGAATAAACGCAATCGGGTTAATCTTGTTTGCGTATAACGTATCTCTTTGACCTTCTGATAAAGTTACTGGTTGAAACTCTCCTTCAGTTGTGATATAACCTACTGAAGTTGAATTGTCAACTATACCTCTTGTGTATCCTGCTGGTGCGAACCATGGAAAAGCAACCTGATCATTAAATGCAATTGTTCTCATCGCAATATGCGTTGGTGGAACAGTTACATTATTACCATCTAAGTTTGTTGTAAAACCTGATGGATAATATAAACCAGCAAAAGCTGATGCTGAAGTTAAACCTTCTTCACCATTTGTTGCGGCTTTATCTGTATTAGTTGCCCAGTTTTGTACTGAAGTTCCGTCTGGTGCTAGTCTAAATGGAGTATCACCAAGTACGAAAGCAGTTAATTTTCTGTCTGTACTTAATGTAATCATTTCGTCTAACAACTCTGGATATCCTGGTGCGGCAATCAAGTTAAAGAATCTAGATTCTGCTCTGATATCATCATTGTTTGCTAATGCGGCCTGCATTGCAGTAACAATAACTCTTCTTTGAGCGGCTCTACCCATAAATGGTGTGCCATCTACTCTATTACCTGATTCAGTTACCCAAACATTTCCGTTGTTTGTACTATCAAAAGTGTAGTTTGTTACGTATTTTTTAACATTGTAACCTGATAGTCTTGTATTGAAAAGCAAAATGCCTTCTGGATATACAGCTGGATCTGGTGCATCTGAATGGAAGTTGCTGTATGCTGAACCCCAATCTTGACCGTCTTCACCTGTACCGCCTGGATTACCAACTGCATCTGCAAAAACTATTCCTGATGCAGAGCTTTGGTCTGTATTATCAATTAATACCCATTTGCTTGTTCCTGTGTTGTATTTGTAAACTTTTGGATATGAGTCTAACTCATTTGAATCAATCCAAACATCGCCTGATTCTAAAGCAGTTCCATCTGATTGTGTAGTTGGTTCTGAAGATACAATTTGTAAATCTTTTAAACCACCTGATACAACTGAACCTGCTGTGAATCTATCTTTTGAGTTTGCGTAGGCGTGCCATTTCATTGTTCCGCCATCGTTAACTGCTATAAAGATATCAGCGTCTTGTGTTGATTTGTACCAAAGTGTTCCATTAACTGGATCACTAGTTGGTGCTGAATTAGATGCTTCATAACTTAGATCTGACCAAAGTGTTTTGTAGTATGCTTTATGTGCCGCTGAAGCTACAGCAAGATTAGGAGTAAATCCTAATGCTGTTACTTCTGATGCTTGAGTCGCCACGTTACTGTCATCATCTGATTTTTGGATGTAGACTGCATAACCACCTGCTCTAGTTAATCTTAGATATTGTTTTGTAGCACTTTGATAATCAATATCAGCTGATACGCCACCAGTTGTTGAAGCTGAATTATTAATTGCAGTTACAACGTTTGCTAGTGATACTGTTCCGCCTGCGCCAGAACCTACTGCTGTTATTGTTTGACCGTTAAGCTCAAATACCGCGTGTGTTTCAGAACCAGTTAAGTTAATTCCACTGTGTAGTGAAGTTGTACCAGTTATGACTGTTGAAGTACCTGCGCCTCTAACTCTTAAGTTAAATTCTATCTCCGGAGATGCTGTTGCACCTGCGTTTGTTAGAATATCTCTTTTAGATACGGCCGTAGTTGCTAAAGTTGATGCTGAAGAAATCAAGTTTGCTTTTATTTCTGCCGCCATAGTTTCATCTGACCAATCGTCAAATCTTACATAGACGTCATTTTCTGCAAGTCCTGATCCTAAAGAAGCAGTAGCTGAATCATCTCTTGAGTAGACGTTAGCTGTGACTGATGAAAATGCACCTGTTGAAGAACTGTATTTCTTAACAACGATGTTAGCACCTTGTCCTGCTGAAGTTGTTTTTAACCATATATCATTGAAGTTACCTGTTTTGGCTACTGTTGGTGGTGTTCCTGTACCTGGTCTAATATAAACGTTAGCACCGTTTGTACCTGAAGCACCTTTCCAAGTACCACCGCCGATTACTAACCACGCACCGCCTATTTTTTGATAAGCTCTAATTGGTGTGGCTGAACCTACGATAGCAAAGTCTCCGTTGTTACCATAACTTGATATTGGTTTAGCACCTGTACCAGCTGATGATACGTTACCACCATTTGCACCCGGTTTGTCCATTAATACTGCTGGTGTTAGTTTTTCCCATGCACCTGCGGTTGTATTCGCTTGAAATAAACCGAAGTCTGTGTTGGTAGTGTCTAACCAGTATGTTCCGTTTGCTGGTGTTAGTGCTGGAGCTGTTGATGAAGCTTTGACTTCGTCTAAGTCAATATTTGCTCTTACAACATAAGCTCTATTTGAAATTCCTAAATAAGAATAAGTTGATAGCAAACCATACTCATTTCTTTCATCGCCGTGAATTTGTGTTCCTGACAACGATTGGAAAGCTGGTTCGCCGAAGGTTGTAACTAGTTCACGTTGAGATGTAATCAAATATGGCTTACCGGCATTAGCGGCAGTTGTTCCTACTGCTATGTTACTTGAACTTGGATCTGTTTTATCCTGTTTAGTTGCAAGTACAACCAAAGGTACTGTACCTTGGCCGGCCGGGGCATACATAGATTCATCAATGACGCTTACTGATACACCTGGTGATGTTAGTGTTGGCATTTTAAATCTCCCTGTTCAAACATATATTATGTTTCCTAAATTAATATTAATATTTATAGTTTTTTCACAAATAAAGCTGAATACAACTCACCTTTAAAGGTATCGAATCTGTTAAATACACTTATGAATGTACAAGTTTCCAAGCATATTAGACCGCTTTGTCACAAGTGTAAAACAAGGCCTAGTGCGTTTAACTATAGACGTAAAGGCAAAGTATACTATCGTAGTAAATGCGATCAGTGTATAAAAGAAGATTTAGGCTTAAGAACAGGCTTAAAACACTCATGGGAAAAAAGCGGATACAAAAGAAAGTCAATATGTGAGAAGTGTGGGTTTAAAGCTAAACACCCTGCACAAATGGATGTTTATCATGTAGATGGTAATTTAAAAAATTCTAGCTGGAATAATTTAAAAACAATATGTGCTAATTGTAGTAGAGTAAAAAGTGTTGAGGAAGTAGGCTGGAAGCAGGGTGATTTAAAACCCGATGTTTAAGATAAATCTTTTATAATTTTGTCTACTTCGTTATCTAAGTGTGTAATGTCTTTATCGTTGTAAATTGTGTAATCAACCCTAGAACTTACCCAGTCCCATTCGCTTTTATGTACACCCATTTCACTTAAAGTATGCTGAGAAAATGCATCTCCTTCGGCGGCTTGAATAGCTGTTTCATACCAATGTGGCTCTGCACCACGCGAAACTCTTACAACTGCTCCGCCCATAGTTTTAATTAAACCTATCTCATTCTTAAATCGACAATCGCTCACTATAGTTTTTTTACGCCCATTACCCATGTATCTACCCTCTAAACTAGATAACCATATGTTGTCATTAAAGCTATCTCTAAATATTTCTGTACCTAGATATTGTAATGCAAAACGAGGAGTAAAATCTTTTATACCTAATTTATTACTCCACCACTGGTCTGGTGCTTCTCTAAAACTTCTACTTTGATCTGAATCTCCTTCAAGCATTTCTCTAGGCCAGCCAAATACACTTGAAGCACAGTCTTTTAATGGTGCCGCAAAGCTATCAAATTTGTAACCTTTTTTTTGAAATGACTCTGCAACCGTGTTTTTTCCAGAGCCGATAAATCCAACAAGTCCAATGATCATATGTTTATATTACTTGATAAAAACAAAGATGTCAACTGATTTTTATAGTTTATCCAATAACGAATGTAAGTGGATCTTCTCCAGTGCCGTAAGTTTCAATATCTCTTTCAAGTTTTTCTATTGATGCTTGGGCTTCATTTTTAAGAGTGTCACCATTTAATGATACCGATCCTTGAGCACCTGGCAATGCTCCAAATTTTGATCTTGCTTCACCTAACATCATTTTACATTGTGCTAATGAATAATCTCTAATCCAAGATCTGCTATATCTATCTGTAATTAATGTATCTACAGGTTTTTCCATGTAACATCTTATAAGAACATTTTCATTTGCTCTTGGTCTTCTCATAATTGTTAGTTTATTATTATTTGGATTATATTTAAAATTTATATGACCTCCAAATAATCTTCTAACAACTTCTTGATATTGAGCAAAAGCATCCCATGTTAATAAGCCACCAATTCTACCACCTTGTAAAAAGTACAAATTAGTGTAAGCTAGTTCAAAAGGATCTAAATCAATACTGCTATTAGAACCTGCTACTGATCTTCTGAATATATCTCTTACTTCTATTACTTCGCTTGATAGTGTATATTCGTTTACATCTGGTTGAAATTCTAGAAATATGTATGCTTCTTCAGTACTATTTGAGCTTTTTTGTCTAAACTTATCAACAGCTAAATCAATACCTTGTTCGTAGTGCTTTGGATCAAGCTCTACATCTACCATACCGTCGCCCAGTATAGTCTTAATATCTTCAATTAATTCTTGTCTTTTGCTTTGTTCTTTTGCCATTACATAATTATTTACCAATTTTATTACTTCAATAAATACTTTGTAAGGATAATACTATGCCAAGATTAAGTTTATGGAAACCAAATAAAGGTAACGACTACAAGTTTGCAGATCGTACAATTAAAGAACACTTCTTAGTGGGAGGTACGGGCGTATTTTTACACAAATACATAGGTCCGCATATTAATACTAACAGTGCAAGTTCTGATCAGCCTACTAACTCTATAACAAGTGTTTTAAATGTACAAGATTTACTATTTGGTGAAAACAGAGATAGAAAGTATGATTCAGACGTATTTGATTTACGTGGTGTATACAATGTAGCTGATCAAGATTTTGATTTAACACAGTTTGGTTTGTTTCAAACTGCTGATACTATTTTTATTACATTTCATACCAACGACATGATTGACAGAGTTGGTAGAAAAATTATGCCAGGTGATGTGTTTGAAATGCCTCATCTAGAAGATGATTCTAGATTAGAATCTGCAAGTATTACATTGTCAGCTAAACCGACAAAAAAATTTAGAAAAGGTGAAACTATAACAGGTGGTACTAGTGGTACTCAAGCAACTGTTATCAATTATAATCACGAAGCTAAAACAATTAGGATCACTCCTATAAGTGGAGACTTTGCACAAAACGAAACTATCACTGGAGATAAAAGTGAAACAAGTGCAACTGTATCAAGTTTTACTCCAAAAGAAAATATAAAAATTAATAAGTTTTTTGTAGTTGAAGATACAGCCAAAGGTGCTGATGGATATGATCCAGGTTGGTGGCCGCATATTTGGAGATGTAGAGCTGTTGCAATGCAAGACACACAAGAATTTAGAGATATTGTTGGTAGTGGTGAAAATGCCGACGATTTAAAAAATATTATTTCAACATATCAATCTGAAATTGATATTAATGATGCAATAATTAACGAAGCACAAAGTAACGTTCCTACTAAAGGAATGGACGTTAGTCATTTATATACTAACGAAGTAGATACACATAAGATAAATTTAAAAAACCAAGATGGTACAGCAGGCAAAGGTATTACAATATCACACACTGGTAACAGTTTTCCATCATCTATCAAAGATGGTCAGTATGTGTTAAGAACTGATTATTCGCCTAGTAGATTGTTTAGAAAAGAAGGTAACAGATTTATTAAGATTTCTGAAAACATGAGAGGAACTTATGTAAGTTCAACTAAAGAACTTGATAGCTTTATCAATAATACATCACCATCAACTGCTACAGAAGACGGCAAAGAAAGACAATTCTTAAGTAAAGTAATAAAACCTAAGGCGGATTAAAAATGCAATATTGGTATGATCAACAAATAAGAAGATACATTTTACAGTTTATAAGACTGTTTGATAATTTTTCTGTACAAACTGGTAAAAAAGATAACAGCGATAGTGAATCATTTATTAGAGTTCCAATACGTTATGCTGATATGTCAAGAATGGTCGCACACCTTTTAAGACATAACTCAGAAAATGTTATGAACTCGGCACCTTTTATGAGTGCTTATATTACTAATTTACAAATTGCTAGAGATAGATTACAAGAACCAAGATCAATTGACAAAGTTCAAGTTAATGAAAGAAAATTTGATACGTCATCAAAAAATTATATTGCTGAAATAGGTAATACGTATACTGTAGAACGTCATATGCCTGTTCCTTATAACTTAAACATGGCTGTCGATGTATGGTGTTCAAACACTGATCAAAAATTACAAATATTAGAACAAATATTAGTATTGTTTAATCCTGCTGTAGAACTACAAGCTAACGATAATCCATTAGATTGGACTAACATAACTAACGTAGAATTAATTGATATTAACTATACTTCTAGAACAGTACCGCAAGGAACAACAAGTGAACTTGATGTTGCAACATTAACATTTAGTTTGCCTGTATGGTTAAATCCTCCTGCTAAAGTTAAAAAACAATCAATCATTAAACAAATTGTTGCGAGAGTTAATAATACAGATTCAATTGACGATTTAGATTATGATCCAAGATTTATTGATTTCTTTGAAAACTTTCCAGGACAAATTGCTACACAAATTATTACACCAGAAAATGCACAGATTTCTGTTGTTGGAAATAATGTAGCATTACTAGGTGCATATGGTGTTAACGATAATGAACAATGGAAAGAATTTTTAGAACAGTACGGTGAGTTGCAAGATGGTATTAGTAAATTAATTTTAAGACAAAGCAGTGATCCAGAAGATGCTAGTTTAGACGTTTTTGGAACAATAGCTTATCATCCAAGTGATAAAAATAAATTAGTGTTTACATTAGATGTAGATTCTCTACCAACAAATACACAGGTGGCAGTTGATAAAATTGTCGACCCTGAAACATCTTACCCAGGAAACGGTTTACCAACTGCACAAAACGGACAAAGATATTTGATCATTAATCCAATACTTGCAGGTAATAAAACATTCGGTAGTACATTCTCAGCCGGTGCTAACGATATAATTCAATATACTAGTGGTGCGTGGTCAATCAGTTTTGATGCATCAGCAGAATCTTCAACTCACTATGTGACTAATACTAACACAGGTACTCAATATAGATGGACTGGTGCTGAGTGGATAGACAGTCATAGAGGGCAATATAAAAACGGTTTTTGGAAATTAGAACTTGCACCATAGACATAAATTTACTATAATAAACAAGTAATAAAAATAATAAGGTGAATATGTATAAAGCAGTAGGAACCACATTTGTCGTTAAAAGCACTAACAGAATGCTCTTAAATTTAAGAAGTGGCAAAGTTAGTTACCCATATACATGGTCTTTTTGGGGAGGTAAGATTGAAAAAGACGAACAACCAATGGATGCTTTACGAAGAGAACTACAAGAAGAAATGGGATTTGTTCCGCCTATAGAAACTTTAAATCCATTAGATACATATCATTCAAAAGATAAAAGTTTTACATATTACACGTATGCTATAATTACACCAAAAGAGTTTGTACCTACACTTAATCACGAAAGTTCAGGATATGCATGGGTAGACATAGGACAGTTTCCTAAACCCCTACACAACGGCGCTAAAATTACTTTAAGCAATAAGAAAAACATCAAGAAGCTAAAAGATTTAGTTAACTTGAAATGAGTCAAAGACAAAAGTAAATATATGTATGAGCAAAATCTATCATATAAAACACTTGCGACTTATTAATGATTTAGAAATATATCTAAATAAAAATCAAATGAGTCCTGTTTTAAAATCATATATGCACAAGAATGGTGTTAATAAGAAAAAGTTTTACGAGTTTTTTGACGGTATTGAAAGACCAGAAGTTAAAAAACTTTATAATAAATTAGTTTTAGCTTACCAACGACAAACAAAAAATGATTCAGAAATAGATTTACAATTAAGGTATGATTTAGAAGATTCATATTTTACGGTTATTGAAAACTTTTTAACAAAAGGATCTACTTACTATTTTCCAAGTATATTAAAAAAATATAGACCAAATATTAATCCTGTAAGAGCATTATATTTTGATGTACAAGAAGTTAACATAAAATATATCAGTGAAGATGAAAATCATCAATTTATATACAATAGATTTAGAAGTGATGATTTTTATAAAAGATTAATGATTGATATAGAAAAAGATTTAAATGGTTTAAGAACAATAGAAAAAAAATACAAAGATACTAAAAAAAGACATAGCTTTTTTACTTTACCAATCAGTTATTATCATATTCAAGATATGATAAAAGATATGACTAAATGGTTAAGAGTTTTTACTGAATTTTATAATAAGGTTAACAATATCAAAGATGATTATGCTGTTTAAACTACACAATTAACTAGTCTAACAAGATTTTCTGAATCGTCATCTTCAATACATTTTCCAATAACGTAAACACAATTTGTAACACCTGGATGTGCTTTACCAACACCTGGTGTATCACTTGAAACAATTAAGTCGCCTTTGCTAACTGGACCTATAACATTAACCGGAACTTTACCTCTTAATGCAACTGCAACTGTGCAACCTTCTTGTTTGTCATTCATTAAGTATGCAGGTTTAGTAGAAACTACTCCAGCAATCTTATGATCTAAAGAGGCTGTTGATTGCGTTACTTCTTCGACACCACCAAACACGACAACTGTGCCAGGTTCATATTCTGCATCTGAAACATAAAGCTCTGCCAAGTCAGCATATTGAGCCGATGTTGCTTTTGCGTAAACCATGTTATATCCTAATGACGAACTTCCAATGTCATATGTAGCATCTGCACTAGGTAATATACCATTTGTATGTACTGTAGCCGCTTGTACGTCTGCTAATGTAATTGACGGTACAACTGTTGTTGAAGGTGTGATTCCTGTTGATGTTAAAAATTTAAATCTGTCTGTAGCTTCTTGCCAAATCATACCAGCATGAACTTCACTACTACCTCTTTCAATTAATATACCAGAGTCATATGTGTTAGTTGAATTACTACCAGCATTTCTATTTAGATAAATCATTGGATCTTCAACTTCTAACTGAGTTACATCAATTGTAGTTGTATCTCCTTCAACAGTTAAATTACCACTTACTGTAACGTTACCTGAATATGTTCCATCTTTAAATGCACCTGTTGTAGACGCTGTAATACCACCAGTTATGTTAATTGATCCAGTACCTGTAATATTTTGCGAGTTTAAATCTAATCCTCCGCCAAGTTGTGGAGTTGTATCTTCTACAACATTTAATATACCTGTATCTGTGTCTGTATCATCTGCTACTACCCAAGTAGTACCATTATATTTTATAATCTTACCATTTGAAGCACCTGATGTATCAACATCTGTAAGTTCACCTAATGTATCTTTTGATTGAACCTGTGCATCAACATAAGATTTAATACTTTGCTGTGTTGCTAAATGTTGATTACTGTCTGAAGCAAAATTGTCTTCATCTTTAATAGCTGTACCAGAAATTGTGCCATTTATAATTGGAGTAGTAATAGTTGGTGATGTTAATATTTTATTTGTTAAAGTATTTGAACCTGTTAACGTGACTAAATCTGCAGTTATAATTGATTCAGAAGCCGTTATATAATTCTCACTTGCAGTTCCTTCAGAGTGTGCCGGATTTGGTGTTAATGTACCATTAGCAGTTGAGGCATCATAGTATACTGCATACGTGTGAGCACTTGTATCACCCGGGGCATCAAATATACTAAAGTTAGTTTGAAATGTTGTAGCTGTGTTTGTAGCTTCATATACTACATCTTCTGCTAATAGTTTTTCACTGCCTGCACCTTTGTCTCTCCATAATCTGATATAAAATGCAGTGCTACCTGTTGATGATTGTACACTGTATTTTATATTAGATTGTATTAAAAGTTTTGCACTCGAATCTTGTGGTGTAATAGTTGCTGTAAGACCTGATGCCGCTTCGTTTTGAAGTGTGGCACCTGTTACAGCACTAGTGCTATTATCTTTATCTGTTACAATGTTAGAAAAAGAATTACCAATTGATGCTGGTACAAAAGCTGTGCCATTCCATTGTAGTACATGATTTGTTGCAACACCTGATGTATTAACATCTGATAAAGCATTAATTGATGATGCCGCTATTCTAACATCTGCTCTAGCATCTGCTCTAGCATTGGTAAAGTATAAGTTAGTGCCTTCTGCTAAATTCGTTGTTGACTTTGTACCAAGTCTTGTATCCCATCTTGCATCTGTGAAATATAAATTTGAAGAACCTTCTGATAAATTATCTGTTGTTTTAGTTCCTAATCTACTATCCCATCTAGTGTCAGTATAATATAGATTTGAACCTTCTGCTAGATTAGTAGTTGAATGATTAGCTATCGATGATGCTGTACCAGTAAGTGTACCAGTAATACCACCTGATGCTTGAAGTGTGGTAAAACTACCTGCACCTGGTGTTGTTCCACCAATTGTAGTGCCATCAATGGCTCCGCCACCTATATCAACATTGTTAGATACAAAATTAGTTACATTAAGATTAGTTAAGCTCGTTACGGAAAAGTTTGTCAGTGATGCACCAGTCATATCAATTGCACTTGCACCTGTAAATCTCCAAGTACCAGTTCCAGAGTCGTTATAAATTAGACTTGCTTGTATTGATCCTGCTTTATCAACTTCAAGTCCTGCATCTGATAATGAACCTTGATTCTTATTAAGTGTGATAATATTATCACCTGTTGTAAGGTCTGTAGTATTAACTTTGAGTGCTTCATTGTTAAATTCTACATCACTTGAGAATGTCAGTGTTCCTGTGGTTTTTCTAGTGGTTCTGCCCATAACTTGTTCCTTCGTAATTATTTACCATCTTAGGGAGAGCATAAAAGAAAAACGCCCGACATAAAGCCGGGCGTTTTGAATAAAGTAAAACTGTAATATATCTCTTAGATAAAAGATAAGTTACCTGAGTTTACGTTAATTTTTGATAGGTAGTCACCTGCATTACCTAATGAAGATGCTGTGTTTGATAATTCTACATAACCGTATCTTGTCATGAATGACACTGTTGGTTCAAATGTAGCTGGATCAATTACAACGCCTGAGCTCATTAGTGGAATGTAAGGACAATAGAATGCTGGAGAATCTACTTCACCTGCACCTTTGTAACCTACAAGAATTGAAGTACCGTCTGAAGCGTATGAGTTTACATATATTCTCATTGCACCGTTAAGTGTACCAACCATTTTAGTATTAGTTGGTGCTTCGAATGTACCTTCAGTTGTTCTTGCAAAAGCTGAAGTTGTCGCTGACTGAAGAACTGTTAAAGCGGCTGGTGACATAACTGCGTAGTTACCTGCACCTCTTCTTGTTCTTTGTGCGATTCTGTTAGCTTCTCTGTTGATTAAAACTGCCAAAGCGGCGTGTTTATCACCAACGAAAGTTGCTGTACCAGTTGTTGCCGATTGGTCGTAGTCTGAACCTGCGGCAGTAGCCAATGATAATAGTGAGTTGATCACTTCTTGATCGATCTCAGCTGTTATTTCTTGTGCTAAAGCGGCCATGATTTCTGCTTCTACGTCTAAACCGTGCATTGCATTGGCATCTTGAGCTGACTCAAAAGTCCATCTTGCTGATAGTTTTCTTGTCTTAGCTTCAACTGTTTGTTTTAAAATTTGAATAGATAGCTTGTTTCCTGCTTTACCTTCCATAGTAGAAGTACCTGCGGCTGTATCAGTCGTAGCACCTTCTTCTCCAGAATAACCTCTGGCAATTTTAGCTGGTGATAATGCTTCTTCGCCTGCTGTAACGCCTTGGTCTGTTTCTGCGTATCTTACTCTTAATGTGTGGATCTGACCCACTGGTCCTGTCATAGGTTGTACACCAACGATTTCGTTAGCGATAACTGTAGGCATAACCCTTCTAATTACTGGAAGAATTACTTTGTTAAGAGCGGCAACGTTACCGGCTCCTGTTGCACCTGCTGAGGCGGCCTCTGCCAAGTACGATTGAGTGTTCTCTAAGATTACACTCATAGTATCTTTTTTTTGGCCTTCTAAACCTTCTAACAGTGCTGACTTAGTATCATTCCAATTTTCAGTTAATGTTTTTTCTGACATAGTATTAACTCCTTAGTCCTGCTAGTCTTTTAATGTTCACGATATCGTCTGATTCGTTACTATTAATAGATTGATTATTTATTCTATCACCAGTGTGTTCTGTAATGATGTTAGCTGATTCTTGTACTTCAGCTGTTTCATTAAGCACTGCTGGCAAATATTTGTCGAACTGCTTTTTTAAGTTTGCAGTTTGAACTGATTCAAGTAACTCGACCATAACTTGACGCTTGTCTTTTGATAACGGAGCGACAAGTTCTGCTAAAGTTTTTTCTCTAACCATTTTGTCCTCAGCGATTTTTAGTTTAGTTTCTGTTTCTTGAATTTCAGTATCTTTTTGCTCTACTTTTCCTTCTAGTTCTGAAATTGCATTTTGCTTCTCAGTTATATCTGATTGCAATTTTTTAATTTCACCACTTTCTGAAAGGTATGAACTCATATACTCACCTGCGAAAGCTTCAAACACTTTTCTACCAAAGTTGTTTTCTTTAGCAACTTTAATATCTTCTTTAAGTGTTGTCATTTCATTTCGTAGAATTGAGTCTACTGTTTTCTCTACAAGAGAAGAGGCTCTCTTGATGAAAGCTGATTTAGTTTCTTCGATAATTTTCTTACCTTCAGCAACTAATTTTACTTTTCTTTCAACTAGATCTTTCTTATCTTGTTCGAATTCAGTTAGCTCTTTAGAGAGTTGTCTGACTACAAAATTTTCCAATTTTGTAAATTGACCTTTAAGGCTATCTCTATCTTCCCTTAGCTCACTAACTTCTTTTACTAAAGCGTCAGTGATAAATTTAGACAGCATATTTGAATGCTCACCTACTGCTTTTTTATAAGCAACTCTTTCTTTAACAACATTTGCTTTGTCTTCTGCAAATTCTGAAATTTCTTTCTTTAATGCATCTGACATCATGTTGTCCATTGCTTCAACAATCTGTGATTTATCATTCTCATATCTCTGTGCAAACTCTTCTCTAAGTTCTGCTGAGATTTCCTCTCGAGTCTCGGACAGCTTTTTCTCCCAAGCTTCTTGAACTTGTGTCGTAAGCTCTTCGCTTAAAACATCTGATCCAAAAATTTCTTTAATGTCTGCCATCTGAATCTCCTTACTTCTTGTTTAACTCACTTATTAGTTTCGTAATTTCTTTGGCCAAATACTTCTCGGCTTGTTTATCAAACAAACTTGCTTGACTCAAACCATGTAGTTGTTGACCACCCCTCATATTCCATAAGCCTTCATAAATGGCTTTTGGGTAGGCATCGGGGGCCGAAGGTTGAGCAACAATGTCAACAGTGATAATTTCAAATCCTTGAACTTCACCGGTTTCATTTACGTTACCTGACCCTCTTGAACTTACACCTAGTTT